TGAAGACCTCGAGTACTTCGAGGACATGAAACGTGAGGGACGCACGGGAACGTACATTGCTGACGTGTTCCGTGAGGACGGGTACGACGTGTCCGAGTTCATGGTGCGTCGCCATAATGCGGGGCGCTGCTCATGTCGCTGAGGGCGGCGGGTGCCGCGCTGAACCCGGCAGTCCGTAACCGCATCCTCATCCTTGATGTGGAACGTGTCTCCGGCGTTTCGGAGCAGCAGTGGTGGGACCGGGGAGACCTGAAGAACCGGTACATCCACCACGAGTCGGTCATCCGCGAACCGCGTACGACGATTGTGTGCGCGAAGTGGTACGACTCAGCTGACGTGATGCGGTTCGCCGAGTGGGACAAGGGCGGCAGGGGTCCGTTCCTCCGCGAAGTTCACTCCCTCATGGGCATGGCCGACATCATCGTCGGTCACAACCTCGATGGTGCTGACGTGCCGTGGTTGAAGGGTGACTTCTACTTCCCGAAGATTGGGCACAAGCACCGCCCCACGCTTCCCCCGCTGCCCCCGTTCAAGACCGTCGACACCCTCAAGGTGGCCCGCCAGTTCCGTACGGGTGTGCAGTTCAAGTCCCTCGACGCCCTGTGCCAGATCATCGGCATCCCGGCGAAGACAGACGCCTACGACCGTGAAGCGATGAACCGTGCTGTGGCTGGGTCTGTGGAGGACCGGGAACGTCTCACCGAGTATTGTGCCGGCGACGTCATCGCCACACAGGGCCTCTACGACGCGTTGCGCCCCCACATCAAGAACCATCCCGCCCTGTTCGTTGACGGGCAGTCGCGCTTGGACACTTGCCGTGCGTGTGGTGGGGAGACGAAGCCGATCGCTAAGCGGTTCATCGCGGACGTGTTCACCTACTCGATGCAACGCTGCATCTCCTGTGGGTGGCATGGTCGGTTGTCGATTGAACCGGAACGCATGTCCATGGTCAGAGGCGTCTGACAGGGATACCTGCCAGCCAGACGCGTTTCTGGCATCTAAACCTTCCATCCGCCAACCCTCCGGCGAACGATTGAACGGGCGAACGAGCCTGATAAGTGCACTGCGGAGACGAGCGCGGCGGATCGGAAACTTCCCGAGCGTGGGCGTCGTATTAGAGAAAGCGCGAAAGCCGCTAACTCTGATACGCGCCCACGCTCACCAACCCCCGAGTGACGGGCGGCGCGTCATGGATGAGGTTTGGGACAAACTACGCCCTGACGCGTCCGACCGGTGCGACGGGTGTGGTGCCCAAGCATGGGTGATATGCCGCGCCTACGGAACCCTCATGCGCTGGTGTGTTCATCACTGGCATAAGGGCGAAGAGAAACTACTGCCCGCGGTCACCGAGCTCCACGACTACTCGTTCCTGTTGGAGGAGTCATGAACGACCGCATCTTGTGTGTTGAGTCGTGGCCTGACGGAACTGTCACGTGGGATGGGCGCCGGAAAGCCGTGTCGCATGACGGACAGTACTGGCTCGTCCGACGCAACGGGCTGTTTCGTCGTTGGCAGTGGCTTCCACACCACGGACAGTACGTGGACCTGTATCCGGTGGCTGACTGATGTGCCGGTGTGACACGGACGAGTGCTGTGCTGCGGTGGCCGAGTTCATTGACTCGCGTATCGGCAGGCTCGTAAGTGAGCAAGCCGACCCGCCTACTGAGAGCGAGACATGATGTGTTGCTGCAACTGCAATAAGGCCCAGACGGTCACGTTCACCATGCACCAGCCCGAGGGTCTGGACGAAGCCGCGATCCGCAGGCATGCAGCGTCGCTCATCGAGCGCGACGAACTGGAGCGGCGCCTCGCGATTCAGAGACGGTGAACAAGGGTTCGTAGTAGCCGGTTCTCCAAACCAGGAACCCTGCGGGCGACAGCCCAAGACCCACGACGCCCACGGGCGCGGTTGTAGCTGTTAGGGAGAACGCCATGAGCGAGTCAGAGATCCTGGAACAGGCCATCCAGCACATCCTCTCCGAGGGCGAGGGAATGGCGCACGGAAACTGGTCAGCGAACAACAACCCGTTCGCAGTGTTCTACGCGATGCTTCCCGCAACGGTCGAACAACTTGAGATCGCCGCTGCGACATACCGCGAGGGCGGCCAAGTCGCGTGCGAACACTGCTGGGCATCCCTCAACCTCGCCAAAGACGTCCTCGGGATCGAGCGCGACGATGCCTGACACTGAAACTTGCACGGTCACACTCGTCCTCGATTACGACTCACTCGACTGCTACCTCACCGCAGGTCACGCTGGCCCGCATAAGGGTGTTGGTGAGGGTGGCCGGTTCTTCTGGGCCTACGACCGATGAGCGCATACGACGACCTGTGCGCAGCGGTCCGCACCTACTACGACAAGGTCGAACCTGAGTCCTATGTCGAAGCATGGTGCCTCATCACCCACCGACTCAGTCCCGAGCTCGAACAGGACGGGCAATCCACAGTGGGTGTGTTGTCGTCCCCCGAAATGTCATGGGTGATGAAACGTGGCCTGTTGGATGTGGCGCTCACTGAGGACCGGCAATCAGCAACAGTCCCGGAAGATGACGATGACTGACCGGAAGCGCGCCACACGCTGGCTCGTCTCCTTCGGTAGCGGCATCCTCCGCGGTCGGGATGAGCGGTCCCGAGCTAAGCGTGATCTGCGGCGCGGTATAGAACCGGCACCGCGATACACGACGGGTAAGTTCTGGATGGACTGATCTGAGGGGGTTCTCGTCTATCTCGTCGCGGTGACGACGCAAACCACACCGGGTAACCGCGAAGCCCAGGCGATCAACCGCACGGGTTCCGCCGAGGTGACATGGTGGTCAGCCGGTCTGCGCGCCGGATGAGGGGTTCGACGTCCCCTCCGCCTCACACAATTCCCTTCGACACTGAACCTCCGAGGTACACCATGCGTGTGTGCTCACAACCTGGATGCCCAACGATCTACCCCCCCACCGAGGGGTCACGTTGCGCACAGCACAGGCGTGCAGCAGACAGGGCTAGGGGTACAGCACGGGACCGGGGTTACAACACGCGTGGACACCAAGCCTTCAGGGCTGCGGTACTCACACGAGACCCCATCTGCGTCATCCCCGGCTGCATCAACTTCTCCTCTGTTGCTGACCACTATCCCTTGTCACGCAAGGAACTACTCGAGCGTGACATGAACCCCAACGACCCTGCACGTGGACGCGGCTTGTGTAAACCACACCATGACAGTGAGACAGCACAGCATCAGCCAGGTGGATGGCACACCTGAACAGATGTTCGACTGACCGCATCAAGGGGTGGGGGGAGACCCTTCATCGACACCCGGCAAAGTACCGCCGGGGAGGTGAAAAAAACCTCAGACGGGTTCAAAACATTCTGGCCCGCACTTTTGTTCGACTGTTCCGATGTGGCGTGATGCCGCGCAGCGTGATGCTGAGGATGTGATGTCATGCCTTCTGGTGGAGCCCGTGTCCGTAGTGGCCCTGCACCTGACCCGAACTCGTATCGGTCTCTTGACCGGGAGTGGGTTGACCTTCCTGCTGATGGCTATGCCGGCCCTGTTCCCTCGTTCCCGCTGCCTGAAGCGCTCGAGGTTGAGGCGGACCTGTGGGCGGAGCTGTGGGCTAAGCCTCAGGGTGCCGCGTGGGCGTCTCTGGGTCTCAAGTTTCAGGTTGCCGCGTATGTGCGTGCGTATATCAAGGCGACTGCGCCTGATGCGGTGAATGGCTGGTCGACGGTTGCTCTGCGGATGGAAGCTGAGCTCGGTCTGTCGCTGCCGGGGATGCGCCAGAACGGGTGGCGGATCTCTGATGGGACTGCTGCTGCGCCCGCTACGACTGCGCCGGCTGCTCGCAAGACTTCCTCCGGTGACTGGCTGAAGGCTGTCTCCGTTGAAGGGGCCTGACTACAAGATCCCGCCTCGTACACGTTCCCTCGGCTATCTCGGCATGTGGTGGATTGAGAACCACTGTGTTGTCCCGGAGGGTGACACGGCTGGTGACCCGTTCCAGCCGACGTTGGACCATCGTGTGTGGTTGGCGAATTGGTATGAGGTTCGTCCGACTGCGAAGTCTGGTGAACGTAACGTCGCGTTCCGGTATCGCACGGGGCAGTGGATGGCTGCGCAGAAGGTCGGTAAGTCGCCTGGTGTGGCGGCTGAGACGTGCCTCGAGTTTGTGGGGCCGGCGCTGTTCGACGGTTGGGCGGTTGAGGGGGACTACTACGCGTGCGCGGATCATGGGTGCCCGTGTGGTGGCGTGTACTTCTACGAGGTTGGTGAGCCCAAGGGGCGTCACTGGCCTACACCGCGTATCCAGCTTGCGGCTGTGGTTGAGGATCAGGTGGAGAACACCTGGGGTGCTCTTATCCCGATGATCGATTCGGGTCCATTGTCGAACATGATCCGTACTGGTGAGGCGTTCATTCGTCATCCGAACGGGAACCGTGATTCGCGGGTTGAGATTGTGACGTCGAAGGCTGACGGCAAGCTTGGTGCGCGTATTTCTGCGGGTAAGTGTGATGAGACGGGTCTGTGGACTGACTCGAACAAGATGAAGAAGTTCATGCGTACTTTGCGGCGTGGTGCTGCGGGTATGGGTGGGCGGGTGTCGGAGACGACGAACCCGTATGAC